TTGAGTGACATCTTGTTAATGAACTGATCATCTGTATCCTCAATTGGTGTATTTAATATACTCTTTGCTAATGGACTATGATCAAACATAGCCAAGATCTCATTGGATCTCTTATTACATATACGTTGCTTAAATCTATTGATAACTCTTTGGGCTCTCCTCCATACTTTCTTTATCCTTCTCTTCTTGTCCCAGTGCATAGTCTCTAGTTGTGCATGATCATATGCGTTAAGTCCATGTAGTACTCTTTTAAATAAGAATACTTGATGTGTGTTTAGTTCTGTGTATACAATAGTTTGTACAACTTTACTGCTAACTGTTTGATATTCAGATAACATACCTAAGTATGTATATCTCTCTATTTCTCTCTGTTGATTTAATTTATTTAACTGCTGTTGTGTTAACATGATTTTATTTATTTATAGTTTACATTTAATTTATTATTTACGTAATATTTGTTTATATAAAAGGAAGAGAAGAGTGGCACAAAAACATTTAATAATTATTATTAGCCAAAATGGCATACCACTCCTCTCAACCTGGAATTAAAAAAGAGTAAGTCTCTTGAGTATGATGGTACTCCAATCTTCCCATAGTTATCTCTATGTCTCCATATACAGAGCTCTCACGCAAGTTACGACTTACTCTTTATTTTTAAAGATCAAACTTGATGTCGTCATCATCTGCATCAACCTCTACTAATTCTTCAGTTGGTAATTCAACTTCATCATCAATAGTTTCTGTGTCAGTATTTTCTACGTCATCAATTTCATCCTCATTCTCATCCTCATCAAAAGGATTAGCACCTATAGTATTATTTTGTTCAAATTCTAATGGTGTCTCAACTTCTTCTGGTTCTGAATCTTCTGATTCAACCTCTGCAATCATTTCTTCTAAGTTTCTTTGATTGGCAGGCTGTCCATTAACAGAGTCTTCATCACTAATCATACTATTTATAAAGTCAGCTTCTGCTTCTTTGCTGCCTTCAACCATAGCATTACGGATTTCTTCACTGTTTGTATGAGATACGAACTCATCTACTTCAAGCATTGTAGCATCATAGAAACCTTTTCTGTAAATAGGTTCTCCATGTCTTGCACATATAAGTGCATCATCACCACTACCAGCTCTCTTTAAATCCATATCAGGATTCTCTAAGTTAAATGGTGTTGTTGATTCTTTCACTACTATTTGACCAGGTAAGTA